GAAGATTACGTACGTGATGGTGTACCAATCCCCCCGCAGTTCGAGTACATGCAGCCAATCCTTGACGCACTTATTGCAATACCCGGAAAAAAGTATTGTGAAATTGAAATGGGTATCGCCATTCGCAAGGGTAAGTTTGTAGCCTGTGCGTTCGATGCACCTGACTACTGGTGGCACGGTATTGCTGACTTGGCAATTATCGACGGTGGACGGGCATGGTTGGTTGACTACAAGACTAATAAAAATGCAAAGTACGCCGATACTAAGCAGTTGGACTTACTTGCTGCGGCGATGTTCTTGCGCTTCCCTGAATTGCTTGAGATTAAGTCAGCCTTGGCATTTGTGGTAAGCAAAGAGTTTGTTAAGAAAGAGCATCACAGTTTTTACAAGACTAGGTACTTAGAGGTTATGAAACCAGAGCTTGACCGATTGGAAGCGGCGCTCGACAATAAAGTTTGGAATCCAATATCAGGCCCCCTGTGCGGATTCTGCCCTGTGTCTACTTGCGTACACCATAGAAAAAGGAAATGATATGCCATACGTAAACAAACCTCGTCCATACGATAAAGAGTACGCCGACTACCAAGGTACTCCTGAACAAATTAAGAAACGTGCTGAACGTAACAAAGCACGGGCAAAGATGATGAAAACAGGTAAGGTAAGCAAAGGTGATGGTAAAGATGTTGCCCATGTAAAAGCCATTGACAAAGGCGGTTCGATCAAAGACGGTCTGCGTGTCGAAGACGCAGGAGCTAACCGGTCATTTAAACGTGACTCCAAACGTAATCTGGTTTCCGAAGCTAGCGTAAGAGAACGTAAGAAAAAATGAATGATTACAACTGGCCCGGACAATTTATTCCGTTTGCACATCAAAAAGTAACCTCGGCGTTCTTAGCTGAAAGACCAAGGGCATTTTGCTTCAACGAGCAGGGGACGGGTAAAACAGCGTCAGTTATTTGGGCAGCTGATTATCTTATGAATGCTGGAGTAGTACGTAGAGTGCTAGTGGTATGCCCCCTATCAATTATGAAGTCCGCATGGCAAAACGATTTGTTTAAATTTGCTATGCACCGCACTTGTGATATTGCGTACGGCAATAAGAAAAAACGTGCTCAGATCATTAACGGTGGTGCAGAGTTTGTCATCATTAACTTTGATGGGTTAGCAATTATTAAAGATGACATCAGGAACGGTGGGTTTGACTTGCTCGTAGTGGACGAAGCGTCGGCGTACAAAAACTCAACAACTGAACGTTGGAAAGTATTGCGCGACTTGAACAAAACAATCCGGGGCCTTTGGATGCTTACTGGTACGCCAGCAGCCCAATCACCAATAGATGCATTTGGTTTAGCGAAGCTTGTTAACCCTAAAGGTACAGTGCAATTTTTTGGTCAGTTTAGAGATCAAGTCATGTACAAGGTTGGCATGTTTCGTTGGTTACCTAAACCTAATGCACAAGCTGTGGTGCATGCTGCACTGCAACCGGCGATACGGTTTGAGAGGGATCAATGCTTGGATTTACCAGAGGTAACGGAAGTTGAACGTGATGCGCCATTGACCGCGCAGCAGATGAAATTCTATCGCATGCTTAAGAACGACATGATTATGAAGGCGGCAGGCGAAGAGGTTAGTTCTGCCAATGCTGCAACTAACTTAAACAAGTTACTGCAAATATCCGGTGGTGCAGTTTACACAGATCACAAAGAAGTCGTTGAGTTTGATGTGTCCAACAGATTGCAAGTAGTGCTTGAGGTAATTGAAGAGTCTAGCCATAAGGTACTGGTGTTTGTGCCTTTTACGCACACTATCGAGTTACTTAAAACGTACTTAATTAAACACCACGTAACATGCGAAGTTATCAATGGCGCAGTGCCGGTTAACCGCCGCAGTAGTATCGTTGATGACTTTCAGAAAACTGATAATGTGAAGGTACTTATCATACAACCTCAAGCAGCATCACATGGTCTCACGCTTACAGCAGCTAACACAATCATTTGGTACGCACCCGTGATGTCGGTTGAGACGTACCTGCAAGCCAACGCACGTATTAATAGGCCCGGACAAAAGAACGCTATGACTATCGTGCACATCACAGGCAGTGAAGTGGAAGCGCGTGTATATCAAATGCTCACCGGCAAAATTGGTGATCATGTAAAAATAATTGATTTATATCGACAAGAGATTGAACAAACTTCTTGACAAAGTAAAAAACATAGATATAATAATAACTTCCTTATAGGAGAAATTCATGGAAGCAACGGAAAATAAAATATCCGCCGAAGAGTTGGCGAAGGTATATATTAAGATTCGTGATGCAAAGGAAGAAGCGGCTGAAAGACACAAGCAAGAGATTGCCTCGTTCAACGAACAGCTCGATGCTATCTCAAGTGAGATGTTAGAACTATGTAAGTCGCTAGATGTATCCAGTATGCGCACGAATGAAGGGACAATCATTCGTAGAGTAACGACCAATTTCAATACAAATGATTGGGGTTCAATGTTCGAGTTCGTTAAGGAGCACGATGCGTTTGGACTATTGCAGCAACGGCTACATCAAAGCAACATGAAGCAGTTTTTAGAAGAGCACCCTGAACTACTACCTCCGGGTTTGTGGTCAGAGAGCAAATACACCATCGTAGTTAAAAGAAGCTAATTTTTCAGGAGAAGTAACAATGAGTAACATTTCTATTTTTAACCAAGAAGTACCAGATTTTCTGCGTGGCTCTGAGCTTAACGACTTGACCAAATCATTGGCGGGTACTCGCAGTGGTAGTCGTCGCATTTCAATTCGTGGCGGCGTGTTTCGTAAAGTAGTTGGCGGTGAAGAAGTTGGTAAGTTGTCTGGGCGTGAAATGAACGTCATTATTGTCAACGCACGTAAAAACGTTTCCCGTATTTATTATGCCGGTAAGTACAACGCTGAAGAGATTGTTCCTCCTACATGTTGGGCAAATGACGGCGATGCTCCTGACGCTTCCGTAACAGACAAACAAAGCGCTAACTGCGCAACATGCCCGCAGAACGTCGCCGGTTCTGGTGAAGGTACTAGCCGTGCTTGTCGTTATCAACGCCGTATTGCCGTGCTGCTTGAAGGCGATATGTCTGGCGATGTGTATCAGCTTACGCTACCCTCGAAGTCGGTCTTTGGTAAAGGCGAAGGTAACATTCACCCGTTCGAAAGTTACACAAAGTACATTGCTGGCAATGGGCGCAACATAAACCAAATTATTACCCAAGTAAGCATGGACTTAGACAGCGATACAGCTAAGTTGTTTTTCTCACCAGTGCGCCACATTAACCATGAAGAATGGGAAGTTGCCGAGGCTGCTGGGAATTCAATCGAAGCTAAAAACGCAATCACGATGACTGTTGGTCAAATGGATGGTGTGAAGAAACCCTTGGCGTTAGGTGGTAAGCCGTTAGTAGAAGAAGCTTTTGAAAAGCCAGTAGCTAAGGCTAAAGCTGTTGAAGTAGAAGATGCCGAGATTGTTGAGCCTGTTAAACGCACAACGAAGAAAGCTGACGCCGCACCCGCAGCTAAAGCAAATCTGGCTTCCGTAATCAGTGCATGGAGCGATGCGTAAACAATTATGAGCTACGGATATAGTTCAATACTCGTTGAACGGAACAAGAAGGCGGATCGTCGTCATCTTGGAGTAGCTCTTGGACGCAAATGCATAGCCCTCAACATTCCAGTGTCAGACCTCGCAGAGCAATTAGGCGTGAGCCGTATGACGATATACAACTGGTTTGTGGGGCAGCATGACCCCCAAGCACACTACGTTTCTGCGATTACGGAGTTTCTTCGGAAACTTAAATAACATTGGGTATGGACTAAGGGGGCTTGCCCCCTGTCTACTCGTCTCTGGAATAAATAGATGGATACGTTTGACCTTCTCGATGCCGTACTACCCGACAATGGGTGGTTCGCTGTAGTTGGCATTAAGGGTAAATCCATTAAACAGGAGATAGTTCAAACTCGACAAGAACTTGATGATATTGCACAGAAGTTTATACAGGAAGAGCGCAATGTATTTTTTGGATGCGCTAAGTACGCAACAGATCAATCACGTACAAAAGCTAACGTACTTGCGCTCAAGAGTATGTGGTTGGATATTGATTGCGGGGAAGCAAAAGCAGCAGACGGTTTAGGGTATGCAACCCAGACCGAAGGGCTGACCAAGCTCCAAGAATTCTGTAAGTTAATCGGCTTACCTAAACCAATCATCGTCAACTCAGGGCGTGGATTGCATGTGTACTGGCCTTTTACAGAAGTCGTAGACAGAAAGCAATGGGAACCTGTTGCCGCTAGATTAAATGAACTGTGCAAAATACATAACTTTTTAGTTGATGCGAACGTATTTGAGGTTGCGAGAATTCTGCGTATACCTGAAACTCTTAACTTTAAGGACAACCCCCCTAGCGAAGTATCTGTATTAACCATTGGGGAACCAATTGAGTTTGATGCATTCTCTAAGCTGCTTGGTGTAAAAGATACGCCAGCTTTATCAATTTTTAATACTGTACCGCTTGTACAAGAGACAGGGCTTAACGCCCTAACCCAATCACTTGCGGGTAACACGATTCAAAAGTTCAGCAACATTATGGTTCGTGGAGAGCATGGATGCCAACAGCTCAATCATGCCTTTATGAACCAAGCGGAAATACCAGAACCGCTTTGGTGGTCGTCGCTAACTGTAGCTAACCTATGCGTAGATAGAGATAAAGCTATCCACATGATGTCTAGCCAACATCCTGACTACGACCCAATTACAACTGAACGTAAAGCTACACAAGGTGGTGCAGATTCAGGGCCTCATCGTTGCGCTACGTTTGAAAAACATAACCCCGGCGGCTGTAATGGGTGTAAATGGCAAGGCAAGATATCGGGGCCAATTGCTCTTAGTAAGGAAGTGCTAGAAGAACAAGAGGAAGAGTACGAAGTTGAAGTAGAAGTCCCAGAGGAGGATGATCTTAATATTGTTGACGTAGGATCACCACAGTACAAAATACCTGCGTACCCAAAGCCTTTTCAGAAAGGGCCAAACGGTGCTATATACCTACCACCCAACGGGGAAGAAGCCGAACCAATCTGCGTGTACGAGCATGCATTGTATGTTGTTAAGCGTATGCACGATCCCGAGTTCGGACATGTGAACTTGTTAAGACTGCATCTGCCTATGGACGGAGTAGTGGAGTTTGTTGTACCGCAAGCAATTGTTGCAGTGAAAGAAGAGCTACGAAAGGTACTTGCTAAGAACGGCGTAGCTGGAACCCCCGCACAAATGAATTACTTGGCTACGTTCGTCAACTCGTTTGTTAAAAATTTACAGTATTCAAAGAAGGTTGAAATTATGAGAACTCAATTTGGTTGGATAGAGAACAACACTAAGTTTGTACTTGGTGATGTGGAGATTAGTAAGGACGGTACATTCGGCAGTCCGCCATCTTCAGTTACTAAAAACATCGCGCAGTATGTAGGCCCTGTTGGAGACTTTGGTAAGTGGAAAGAAGTATTTAACATGTACGCTAAACCCGGCATGGAACCACATGCATTCGCCGCACTGACTGCATTTGGTGCACCACTGTTTAAGTTTACGGGTTTGAAGGGCGCGATCATTAACGTGATCTACAAGTTCGGTGGCACAGGCAAGTCTACTACGTTGTTTATGTGTAATAGTGTGTACGGACATCCTGAACTACTTGGTTCAAACTGGGATGACACTCGCATGGCTAAGATGCAACGGTTGGGGGTAATGAATAACCTACCATGCACAGTTGATGAGATAACTAGCCTAACCCCCGAAGAGTTTTCGTCTATGGCGTACAGCATGTCACAGGGTCGTGGACGTGATCGTATGGAGGGGTCAACTAATAAGCTACGGGATAACTCAACTACGTGGCAGACAATGGGTCTGTGTAGCGCGAACGCATCGTTCTATGAGAAGCTTGCCAGTGCTAAGGCAGGCGGTAACGCAGAGATGCTACGCTTGTTCGAGTACGAAATATCTCCTAACAATCTTATTTCAACAGAAGATGGTAAGCGCATGTTTGACCATCAGCTTAAACAGAATTACGGACATGCGGGTGAGATTTACATTAAGTGGCTGGTTAACAATCTGGAGGAAGCAGTTTTAACGGTGTTAAAAATCCAAGCCAAGATTGACTCTGAACTCAAGCTTACCCCTCCCGAGCGATTCTGGTCAGCAGTTGCGGCGTGTAATATCACCGGCGGGCTAATCGCCAACAGCTTAAATCTTTCAGACTACGATATGAAAGCAGTTTACGCATTCTGCTGTAATACTATTCAGGGTATGCGTGAAGAGATTAAGACACCAGCCGAAGATGCAACCGTTGTAGTGGGTGAATACATTAACCGCCACATGCAGAACATCCTCGTGGTGAAAGCAGACATCGACAAGCGTACCGCAGCTAGCTCTATGCCAACGCTCGAACCTCGTGGG